GTCATCTTTACTGACAGATCCATCGCCATCTTTACTGACAGATCCATCGCCATCTTTACTGACAGATCCATCGCCATCTTTACTGACAGATCCATCGCCATCTTTACTGACAGACCCATCTTCACTGCCACTTACAGATTCATCTTCACTTCCACTGTCACGTACAGATCCATCTTCATTTTCACTGTCACTTACATCTACTATTACATCACTTGCAGCTATTTTACTTGCAGCTATCATTTCTTCATTTTTTCCTCCTCCTCCTTTCATTGAATCCATATATTTGCTTATTTGTGTATCAAGTGTCTTTGTAATAATTTTATAACCTCTTGCTGCTTTTTCTTTTTCCTGTCTAACTAGCTCTTTCTTTTCCATATCTTTCCTAATTTGTTTCTCTTTTTCCTCTGTTTCTTTTATTTTTCTGTAGTAGTCGTCTGCTTCATCCTGGTAATTAAAATGAGGTGCTCCTTTTACATCGTCTCCGGCTGCTGGTATTTGGTTTAGTATCTTTGTTGCTGCTGCTGGTATTTTGTTTAGTATCTCTGTTGCTGCTGGTGATTTTGCTTCTTGTGCGTTAATATTTAAACCTAATGCAGAATATATATTTTTAATATCTGCAATACTATAAATAGCTGTATATTCGGTATTATTTATTGTAGATTTTAATTCTATAGTTTGTTGTTCGCTCATATTATTGCAATAAATTCTTATATATTATATGTAAATAAATATAATATATAAAAATACCTAAATGAATATCACTTAATAAGTGCTTTTAATTTGGTCGTTAGGCATCTCGCGAGTAGCCATACCACCACGAACCCATCCATTCAATGCAGCTTCTTCAACAGTGTTAGATGGGTCCTTAACCATATTTTCCATCTTACTATCAGTAGGATACAAAGAATAAGGTCCAAAAGATTTTTCCATAATGGTAGATACACTTTTCTTTTCAGTAGAAGGTTCTCCTTGTTGTAATTGAGATTCTAAAGCAGGGTCACAACTACCTCTTCCTAAATAAGGAATAGTAGCAAAAGGACGAGAGAATAATTGTAACTTCTCTAATGGGCGTTCTTCTTGTGGTTTTAACTTCAACATAGATTCTTTATCAACAGCAGCATTATGAATACCATTTCCGTTAGCTAAACCATTAAAGTTCATAGTAGGTTGTTGTGTGGCAAATTTAACGTGACTATCAGACATTTTACTACTAAAATGATCGGTAACCATATAATTAGCAGAATGAGTATTGGCAATATTACGTTGAGTTTCATCAGTAGAATCAGCACCAATACGGGCATTGTTATTAAAAGTGTAAGGGCTAAGTGTGGCCATGAATACTATATTATAGTATACGAAAAGATAGTAATTTGGAATAATATAAATAAAGAGAAAGTTTATTTTTATTAATAATTATGCAAAAATATAGAATAACCTAAATATAGTGCAAAAACAATAGTAATCCATGCCATAGTAGGATCAATACGATTAAATACAAAGTGTTCGTTACTTAATATAAGTGCTTCTAAAAAGAAAGTACCACTAACAACATATTGACTAGTGCGATCTTCTAAAGTCATTCCATTTAATACACGAATAATACCATTAGCTAACATAGTATATGCAACAAAACGCTCAAACATAATATTATTATTGTCATATTCAGTAATCATATCAAAATAAACATTACGTATATATGGAATTTGTAATAAATTTAATATACATAATGCAGTAATAATATTGTATATACCATTAATAACAATAATCCACTGAATAAATGTAAATTGTTTCATAAAAATTGTGCTGTTTATATTATATGCATTGAATATAATACAAAATACTAAATGATAAAAATTAATTAGTATGTCTTGCTAAATTACGTGCACATGCGAATTGGTTGCCTTCCTTACAAGAGATCATACTCCCGTAACAAAATTCAGCAAATCCAGCTTGATCGTTAGGTATAGTAGTGCTAGGATTAGAAGAAAATGGACGTAATGATTGTTCGAACATTAACTCACTTCCTGAGTCTTTAAATAACTTATCGGCAATATTAGGGTGGTCTGGATTAGCATCAGCAACAAATTTCTTAGCTTGTGTTAAAATATCTTGTTCCACATTTTTATTAAATGCAGGTGGTGCAGGTTTTTTCTCAGGATTATAATCATAATCAGTAACAAGAACGTTACCAAAAGGATTACTAGAATCAGGTTTATCAAATACTCCATCAGGAACAGGTAAATTATGTTTTTTAAATAATTCTTCTGCAACAGGTGCATTGTCAAACCCTTCTTCGGTGTGTTTTTTGTTTTCCATTTTAAGTTTTTCTTGTTTATGATAATAATGTAACATATAAATAGCACCAAGTGTTACTAAAGCAAATAAAATAGAGCGAACACTATTAGTCATAATAAATGTAATAATAGTTAATATAATAACAGAACGTGTAATAGCATTCAACTTTTGTTCGTAACTCATACCCTCAATAGGAAAAAATTCAAAAATATAAAGGTGATGAAAGAGAACATTAGGGTTCTCTCCCCAAAAAGGAATTTGTTTGCGTACACTCTTAATTTTTTGTGTCATATCTTCAACAGTTTTGTTATCGTCGCGTAAATCATCAAAATTAAGATCCTTAGGTGGTGTTTTTTTATTATTTTCAACATTAGGTTGATATAATTCTTCTGTTACGTTTGAAGCAATTAAATTATTAGACATTTTATATAAGTTTTATTGTATATATTTATATATTATATTGTTTTACATAATATACACTAAAATAATTATAAATAAAACATGTCTAAATAGATAGCAAATTATTTATTGGTTTGGAGAACATTGATAACATCATTTTTATGTTTAATACATTGTTTATCAATCGATAAAGTTTCACACTTTGTTTCTTGTGGAACTATATTCAAAACACATTTGGATTTTTCGCCATATAATGACTCAGTGCATCCTTTTTCCTTAAATACAGTTGTTTTTTTAGAAAATCTCACCTTTCTACGTGTTTTATTCAAATCATTTTTACTAATAGCACATCTCGCTCTGAAATGCTCGTATCTTTCTCTAACTACCTCATAAGACAATCCTGATGTTTTTTCTAACATTTTATTAATTAATTCGTGCAAATCAAAAATGTATTTGGAGAACGTTTCCCTATTTTTCATAACTTTCATATAAAGAGGTAAAGTTTTGAGGTTTTTCTTAAAATTTGTTCTACATTTTCCACAAGGTAATACGTTTTGTAATGATAATACAAAATCTCTATAATATTTTTTATCTTTTTTAGTAGGTTTAACTGGATAATTAAAACTCATTGTATGTAAATAATGCCACATACCGGGTCCCCATACAGTTGTTAACATTCCATCGTTACTATTATAATCATCTTCACCATATATTTTTTCAACATCTTTTATTTTTGGTCGTTTGTTACGAACAGTAGTATTTTTCATATATGTTTTCTTAGTTATATTGTTATAACATAAAAAATTATACTAAATATTTAGTGAGTTCATTTATTATGATAAAAATATAGTTATAATATATACAAAATGGCTGGTATTGTTGATGTTATTGGTAAATATGTAAAACCTTACAAAAAGGTGATAATTATTGTTTTAATTTTAATCGCATTTATATTTGCTATTCGTTTTTGGATGAAAACAAATAATGTAGAACCTAATAAATTTGATGATGTTGCTAATTCAGGTGACCGTAATAAAGATGCTATTATTTATTTCTTTCACGTAGATTGGTGTCCTCATTGTAAAACAGCTCTACCTGAGTGGGAAGCTTTTAAAAATACACACGATGGTAAGGTAATAAATGGATATAGTCTAAAGTGTATAGATGAAGATTGCACTGATGAGAGCAAACCAGAGGTATCTACATTAATTAATACATTTAAATTAGAATCATTCCCAACTGTAAAAATGGTTCGTGGAGATCAAACAATCGATTTTGATTCTAAAGTAACTTCTACCACATTAGGATCATTTGCAAATATGATGTTAGGTGACTAACTAATCTGGTTATAATATATTTCTATACCTTTATCAATTAAATCTTTTCTAATGTTTCTATCATTAGCAACATTTGATATTTCCGTAAGTGATCTAGCGTCGCTTTCTAAAATAAAATAATATTTAATCTTGTTCTCAACTTTGTTTACTATATTCTTTAATAATTGGTTTAATAGATATACAATAAAATCGAATAAAGAAATATTAGTCATTATAATATCTTCATCACTCGCACATTGTGTCATATTTATACCCAATATTTCATCATTTTTTGCACCATTTATAATGCATTCATTTATTGCATAATTATTACAAAATCCTCCATCACAATAAGCAATATTATCAATACAAATAGGTTGATATAAAATTGGTATAGAACAGGATGCGTGAATAGCATCTAATAATAACCAGTTAGGATGTGTTTTATATGAAATATCCACCATTTTAAATGTATTTACATTTGTTACAAATATATGTAACTCTATATTAGTTTTTTTGTAGAAATCTATCATTGTTATGTTTGTTGACAAATCCTTACCTAATAATAATGGTTTAAATATTTTTTCCGTAATTTCTTTACTGTAAATCCCGTTTTTGTGGATGCTGTTAAATATATTAGTAATATCATATTGAAATACCTTATTCCAAGGACGATTTAATAAATAATCATCAATAGTCTTCCAATCATATTTTAAACACAATATTGTTGCTAACACTGAACCAATTGATGTGCCATATATTGTTTGTATGTCGTCTATTTTCCATAATTTTTCTTTATTTGATTCGCGTATAATACCATAATAGGAAAATCCAAATATTCCTCCACCCGATATTACTATATGTTTTATAATATTATTTTGGATATGGTGTGTTATTTCTGGTATAAATTCTCTTCTATTGTTATTATTATTTTTTGAATCTGCTACATATAAATCCATTATTTACATATTCAATAGATGGATTTATTTATATTTTAACGCATTTAATTCGTTGGTTCTTATAATGTATTTTCTTTGTAAATAATAATTATGTCAAACTTTTTATTTTCAACAGACGAAGAAAGTAACAGTAAAATAGATATAGATGAATTGTATAATAAAACCCAACAACGTGATTTAAAACAACTATCTATATTCAATAAAATTTTAAACCGTATTCACAATAAGATAAAGGCTACAACTCGAGTTGTAAAAAAAGATACTCACATATGGTTTACAGTTCCTGAATACATATTTGGAGAACCTTTATATAATCAAGGTGATTGCATTGGTTATTTAGTTGTAAAATTAGAAGAAAATGGGTTTCTTGTTAAATATATGCATCCAAATACATTGTTTGTATCATGGACTAATTGGGTACCAAGCTATGTTAGAAATGAAATTAAGAAAAAAACTGGAAAAGTATTAGATGAAAAAGGTAATATTTTACGTGACTTAAAAGCGGAAGCTGAGGCTGAAGAAGAAGAAGATATGAATTCAAAATTATTTAATGATAAAAATAATACCTCGCAAAAAAATAAAAAAGAATATACACCCTTAAATCAATACAAACCTACTGGTAATTTAGTTTATAAACCAGAAATGTTTGAAAAATTAGAGAAAAAAATGGGATAATTGGAAAACTATTTAGAACTAGTACATAATAATTATAAATGGATAATTATAATTATAATTATAATCGTTTTATAAAACCTTTATACGGAGAAAAAAGAAATCAAACAACAGATATATGTTTATTAAGCGATAATATATTACCTCACACCTATAATGTTACAGAAAGAGTTGATATGACAGAATATGAAACATATAGTATTGACCCTGATGGTTGTGAAGATGCTGATGATGCATTTTCTATATATGAAAAAAATGAAAAACTATTTCTAGCTATTCATATTGCTGACCCTACTGAATATATTAATATAAATTCATCATTATGGAAAGATATTGAGAACCGTATAGTTACCAGATATCCATCGAATAATGATCCTATTCATATGATTCCTGATGAAATTATGCAAAAATCAAGTTTAATGGTAAACACATACGGAAATATTAAATTAGCTATTACTATATTAACCGAAATTAATAAAGAAGATTACAACCCTATTGGAAAAATTAATCTTTTATTTACAAAAATAAGAGTAAAACAAGAAAATGCATTAAGTTATACAAAAGCTGGAGAACTTTATTATACAAATAATGTATTAGATAATGGTATAAAAATTAGTAATGCTATGAGTTATAATAGATACGGGAGAACAAAAAGCGTTATATTAAATGAAGTTTCTAATTCATATACAAAATTTGACGATAATAGAGAACCTTATCTATATTGTGACACTATAACTGAACGATTAATGAAACAAATGATTGCTGAATTTGCCATTTTTGCAAATTCTTTTGTAGGCGAATATTTGAAAATTCATTTTAATGGAATTGGATTATATCGTGCTTGTTCTGCAAAAGATTGGTTAAACACGGTATTTAATGGTATCTCCGGACAAGAATTATTAAATGAAATAATAGTTAATGGTATTAAGGCTGAATATTTATCAACTGTTGAATCACACGATTTAGTTGGTTCTCCTGAATATTGCCATTTTACTTCTCCTATTCGTCGTTTAACTGATTGTGTTTGTCATTATTTATTAAAATATATACATCTTAAAAATATTAATAATAATATTATTGTACCTTTTACTGAAAATCAATTAGAAAATTATTCAAATGATTGTGTTAAGGTCACAAAATCTATCAAAAATTTACAATATAAAGATAATAAATTTCGGTTAATACAGACAATTAATAATATGTTAAATCAAAATCAAAAAATAAATATTAGTTATTATATTACTAGTTATAAGCAACCATTTTTAAATATTATTATTTGTGGAATTAACTTACATACGGTATATTTATCATACACATTACGTATTTCTAATTTTAATACTAATTATACTATAAAAGATGTAAAAATAATTAATATTACCCATGTTAAATGTCTTGGAAAGTTTGACGAAGGTAGTATTCCTGAATTAGATCAAATATACAAATAATAAATATATGAATTATAAATATTTATTATTAACCAGATTTACTCCATTTTTCAGTGTTGTATGAATTAATTTGTAACATTGTATCTGCATTATTTCTCCAATATTCTACTTTTTCTTCTAATTTTCTTTCTTCTTCTGTTTGAGGATATACTTGATTTTGTCTTGCATTCATAAGTACTAAATCTTCATCACTTGCTTCTGGTTTTTTACCAAAACAATTTACTCCAAATTTTACATAAGGGTTTGCTATATAACCACCATTTATACCAGGACGACCACAATTATTACCTCGTGGTGCTTCTTTTGTATTACAACTTCTTTTTTCATCTAATTTTTGTAATTTCTCCCAAGTATTTTTTTGTGTTGGGAATAAAATCATTTGATTTGCAGACCAACCATAATTACACCATTCAGCACCATCATTATATGCCTTTTCTATTTGGTCGTATGTTGCTAATTCTGCATTGTAAGATTTGCAGATTGCTTTTGCGTCTTCATATGTATATTTGTTATTACTTATATTAAATACTTCACTTTCTGGATCTTCTACTTCTGTGTTATTATCACGCGTTTCTAATGTTGGTTCATTTACATCTCTATTGTCTTCTTCAGGTGTTTCTTCACTGAAATCTAAAAAGGGAAATAAATCATAAAAAGAAATCTTTAATACATATTTGAAAAAATCTATAAATAATATTACTACAAATAATACCCATGATATTGTTTCAATTGCTGAAATAAATACTGGCTTACTTTCTTTACTCATTGGAATACTAAATAAATAAGTTGTTAAATAAAAAATAGCGATAAACATACCTGTTGTAAAAGCTGAACTAGGATCATTTACATAATCTGTAACTTTATTTACACTATTTTCTACTAATCCACTATCAGGATTCTTTTGATAATTTGAATATACAGTATATGATATAAATACTAATATAAACAAGAATAATATGTCTAAAGTACGACTTAATCCCATATTAAAACCGCTAGGGTTCTCTCCTTTATTAAAGAAATTTCCCATTACAAAATACAATATAAAATAAATGCCTAAAAATGTAGCAACTAATATTAAATTATTTGTTGTAACTAATCCTTTTATACTTTCTAATATACCATCAGCTGTATTTTCATCACTTGCTGTATTTTCGGTAGTTGCTGTATTTTCTGTACTTGCTGTATTTTCAGTAGTTGCTGTATTTTCGGTAGTTGCTGTATTTTCGGTAGTTGCTGTATTTTCTGTATTTTCAGTAGATTGAGTATTTTCTGTTATTTCAGTATTTTCTGTATTTGTATTACTAGAATTATTATTAGTAATTTCACTCATTATATTATTATATTATACATTGTTATTTTTTTTGCGGTAAAATAAACAGTATGCCGCTGAAGATATTACAGCTTCTGCTTTATCTACTTTTTCTACATCACGATCATTATAATGTAGCCAATTACCCTCAGTATTTTTAACAAATGCTGTATAATGACCTCCTGTAACACCACCTACATGATTGCATATACCATATAATTCATATTTATATGAATTAGGATTATATCCACATACATATTTTGATAAATCCAAATTATCAATTGGAAATTCTATTGATTTATTTATTTTTTGTCTTCCATCAGCTGTAAAACGATTTAATGTTATAATTATTATATTCGGAAAATTCCAAAAACGGATTTGTTTCTTTACATCTTCTTTTTTCTTTGTTTCCTCATTATACCAAGCGTTCTCACCTTCTAGCATTTCGGGTTTTACATAATTATCTAAACATTGATAGAGATTATTTATATCAATTAAATTATCCACTACTTGTAAATCTAAAACAAAAAAACTTTCAGGTTTTACTGAATAGATTTTATTTGTATTTTTTGATACTATTTCTGATACATAAATACCATAAAACATTTCCATTATTTCAGAATATTCATTTGAATATGTATTACGTAACATATCATAACATTTCAATGCTGTTTTATCCATTTCATTTTGAGGAGTTCCATTTATATTCATTTTTACACGCCTTGCTATACTATTATGAATACAATCCATAAAAAATAGTAAAAATTCAGGCATATCATTCTGTGCGTGTCCTGTAAATAGCTGACGGTCTTTTTCTTTTGCTATTTGTTGAACGTTATATACAAATTTACGTGGTGTTACTATTCCATTACCACTCCACATTACTGTTCGCAAATCATTCCATTCATCTAAAATTGCAATATCTGGTATTTCTTTTTTTATAAAAGAAGTATATTGTTTGGAATCAAGAAAATGATTTAATTCATAAGTATTATTTAATACTTGCATGCAAGCATTTAAAAAACAAGTATTACCCAAATTTTCTAATCCTACTAATCCTTTTCCCTTATACTTTGACAAATCCATAGTTATAAATATTATTTGGTAAATATATAAATATTAAAGTATATCTTTATATTATATTACTGTATGGATAATAATGATTTACAAAATATAATTAATGAAACAATCCAAGGATATTTATCACATAATAACATTAATAATAATAATAATAATAATAACAATTATAACGAAAATCTTATAAATATATTAAATTATTTAATACGTTCAAATAATACACTTATGAATCATTATCATAGCACTATTAATAATTATAATACTAATATACGTCAGTTCGCTCAAATTGTGAATAATTTAATTCTAAATATTAATACACAATCATCACAGCATAATACAAACACAAATAGACATACTACACAACCTCCATCAAGGTCTAATAGAAGTTTCAGAAATAATAGAAATAATCAGCAATATAGATTTCCTGATGTCAGACAACCTAGGCGTCCTACTACTACTCCATTTTTCAGTGATTTATTTACTCATAATCCTAGATTTGATAATATATTTACAAATATTAATATTCCTCAAGCTTTTCAAGATGTTGTTATTTCACCTAGCGAAGAACAAATTAATAATGCTACTGAAGTATTAGAATATGATGATAGTACTAATTTAATTAATACACAATGTCCTATTACACTAGGAGAATTTCAAGCTGGAGACCAAATTAGAAGAATAATTTACTGCGGACATTCATTTCAAAATGAAGCTATATTAAATTGGTTTCAAACAAACGTTCAATGTCCCATTTGTAGATATGATATACGCGATTATAATGTAACTACTCCTGTAAATACAGTTAATAGTGATATTAGTAATAATACACAGCCTACCTCACCTATCAGTAATGTTATAAATAATTCTATTGAATCATTATTACGTAATGCATTCACAAATATGGATACTAGTTATAATAGTGTTGATACCAGCAATAATATTGTTGATACTAGTAATAATCGTCAATTTACACGTATTCTAACTAGCGATATTAACTTAGAGAATAATACTCCTTTACTTAGATTAAATATACCGTTTCAGTATGAGGAAATTTATGATTCATCTGGTAATTTTTTAGGAAATAATACGCAACATTTTTCTTAATACATATATATATGTTTTTAGCAATTATATTTGTTTTATTATTTATAGTTTTTACTACAAATTATAACTGTGATAACAATATACTAGAAGCCAATATTGCTATGTACATATAAAATTAATATTTTTTATATGTATTTATATATAATGACAACAATACCATTAGAAGCGTTACTAAAAAGACATTTAAAAGATGTAAAACACGCACATATTATACTGAAAAGCAACAATCAACCTGTGGAAAAAGTGGAAGATGATTTATTAAAAAATGAAAAAGTGGAAGATATAAAAAAAAAATATGATGAATTAGAAAACTATAAGATAGAATTATATAAAGGATTAGATTGTCGCGAAGAACGTGATTTATATTGTCGCGAAGAACATGATTTATACTTAAAAGCAAAAAAAGACATAGAAAATTGTGAAGAATCAAATAATAAAAATGCAGTTGATGGTAAATCTTGTTATCCTTTAAAAGACAAAAAAGAGAAACATAAAAATAATTTTAAAAAAAACAATTGTAAACACATTATAAATCCATCAATAAATTCATCAGGAGGAAAACAAAAATCAATAAAGAAATTAAGAAAAAATAAAAGAAAAACAAAAAGAAAAACAAAAAAATATCAATAAAAAATTATAAAATAATTATTTATTTTACAATTAGAAACTAAAAGAATGAGGTAATTGTGCGAATATTATGTTTTTGGTTATAAATTTTATTCAATACATTATCAAACAATAATGTTTTTATCTTGGCAGAGCAATATTTTTCTTTTTTCTTCATAAAAGTTTCTGTATCTGGAAACTCTTTTTCTAATTTTTCTATTTCTTTATGATATGTCTTGATTGCTGATCTTTTTCCCTGTAATTCCCATATTTGAACTAATGCCAAACCAAATAATTGCTGTAAAGGTTTCATTAATTGATTTGTAATATAATGAGTGTAATCAATCTTCAACTTATTTTCAAGAATAAATTCAGTTGTTTCTATTTTATCTCCCATTAATGCTTTTGGTTTATCATTTACAATAAATACAAATTTCATTCTATCTCCAGGTTTTGGTTTATTACCAGGATCTCTCTTACCAATTCGTTCCGCTAATACAGCGTGACCTATTTGGTTTGGATTTTTATAATATCCACGTAAAGCCTTTGTAATAGCTAATTTATCCATACTTACATTGCCCTCAATTAAATCATTTAAAGATTTATCTAAAAATTTGATTGCATTTTCTATATTATTTTCGTGCATTAAGATGTTTAATATACCACCATAAACATCTTTTAAATAATCGCACGAATCACGTCGTTTTATAGACAATCCCATAAATTTCATATAACCTTTATTTGGGTCTTCTTCATATAACATACCAACATAACGCTTTTTTGATAACAATATAAATGGCATTAATGTTTTTTCATATTCTAATTTCATTGGCAATTTTAAGTATTTAGTGCATAAATCAGCGGCATCTTGAGCTATTTCAATTGTTAATTCTAATGCCCGCTGTCCTTTTATTTTTTCACCAGTTTCAGCATCTTCTAAGTTAAATGTAAAGAATACCGAATCAGTGTCACCATATACGTATTCAGCTTTTGTCCTGACTTTTCCTTGACTTATTGTATCATATATAAGATTACCATACACTTCTTCTACAATACGCTTTGCATATATAATCATCATACGACCGGTTGCAGTGGTTGATGCAGCTACATCTTTTTCATAAAATGTGGATGTTCTTGAACCACATTGTCCGTACAATGAATTAGCAGTTACCTTATAACCAAGTTGTCTTTTATCTAATATATTTTGCATAAAAGGATCTTTTTCAGTCTTTATCATTGCACGAGTATCTTTTCTTGCTTTCAATAATTCTTCCAAAATTGATGGCATAATTGATTTTTGATTATCTGGTAATTGAGCCCAGCGACAGATCATTTTCCCCACTTTTGTTTTTTCAGCACTAGATGTTGGTGTTTTACGAATATATCGATAAGTATCAAATTCAATATTTATATATTCATAACCAGGTAAATTATCATATATAAAGTTTCCATTACTATCACGATCACCTTTTACATTTATTAAATTTCCTTCCAAGTCGTATTCTTTCGACCAGACTTTACTATCGTGTGAATAATTTTGACTAATCATTGATGATGGATATAGAGAAGAATAATCTACACAAGCCACTGGATTATCCATATACATAGAACATTTCGGTGGTAATACAATTGCCCCCTCATAACCTTCTGCAATCTTTGTTTTTTCCAAATCAGGCATTAACGTATCTTTGTCACGGCATTTTTTTGCTACATAACTTGTTAATTTTATTCCTTGACCTCTAAACACCAAGAAACTTATAGGAACACTACAAATTCTGGACATCTCTACATATCCTGTTATTACATCTATTTTATTCATCAAATGATGAACCAAGTTACAATCTTGAATACAGTATTTTGCAACAATTGCACGATCACTTGATGAACCTTTTGATAGTCTAAAAATATCTTGAGGGGTTACATCATCTTTTGCCATACCCCATTTTATTGATTTACTATTATCAAGTTCATAATAACCTTGTATTATTATTACATTATACTTATTTGTTTGTACTTTACCTTTTACCTCGTGAGTTATCTCTTTATTATATTCTATATCAACTACTTTAAATTTTTGACCGTTATTGAAATAATCAGTAGTGAAGCCTGTTAATTCAATATGAATAAAATCTCCCACATTCAAACCCATCAAATTCTTGCTACATAATTCTGTTACTTCACCATATTTTTCATGAACACTTCTATTCACATATTTTACCGAATCACTTATAAATTGACCTGCTACATCGTCCAATTTATAAGAAGACAAATTAAAATCACGACGGAAATATGCATACATATCTATTTGTAATCTACCTGTCATTTGGGCGTAACGCAAATCATATTCACCACTAGCTATTTGTATTTTTGTATGTTCTAAGTTAAATTCACCTGGTTTATCTCTTGTTTCCTTCGCACATATTTCATCTAATTTTCTAGATAAAAGTAGAAATTTCTTCTCACATTTGTTTTCTTGAGCTCTACGAAACATAAATTCATAATCAAACCCAAATATATTATAACCTATTATGATATCTGGATTTTCCCTTTGTATTAAATCAGTCCATTTTACTAATATATCTTTTTCTGTTTTAACACATTGAACTTCTACATCTGGTATATCATCACAAGAGCCAACCACTAAACAATGATTTAAATAGGGCTCCTTATTTCCATATGTTAAAAATGTTGAACCTATAAATGTTACTTCATCTCCTTTTAATTGAGGAAATAAACGTGTCATTATTTCATTGAATATTTGAATCTTTTCATCACGTTCTATTTCTTCATTTAACAATATATCTATTATTGTTGCACTAGTTTTTACTTTTGGTTTTCGAACATACTTATTATATTGAGGTCCAGTATATTCACTTGTTTCCATTTGGGTTCCCTCTTCACCATTTTCCTCACCTGTTCCTGTATATTGCTGATTTTCTTTCATTTGTTCGAAAATACCATCAATCGTTAGTAAATAACTATTGTCTTCCTCCATTTTTGTATTTCTAACAGTATTTATTGATTCATCTAATAATATTGTAGTTCGTTTATCTATGCTGTTTCTAGATGGCTCGGTTTTTGGATAAACTAAATCTATATCATCGAATTTACTCATTCCAAATGCTGATAATATCATTTTTTTTAGCAATGATTTTGACATTTCACTATCTAATACTCTCATTTGTTTTATAAAAATATCTACTACATTCGCAGCAAAACGTTTATATGTTTTTATTGGAATTGGAAAATCTCCGTGACTACTACTTGCTTCTATATCAAAACTACATATCTTATATGGAACTATTGTTTCTTTTTCGGGCTGAGGTATTAAATTTTTTAACGAACATACATATTCATATTTACACGTTGTTGTTTTTATATCACTGCTTACTACGCGATTCGTTTTAAAACATACCCAACCTGATGGACTTATGTTATTTATATGGAAATAACGTAATAATGGAGGAATATTACTTTCATATAATTCTAATTCTACACCATTATATCTTATATTTTTTCGAGTTCTATATTCACTTGCTGTCTTATCTTTGTTGTACTCATACCATAAATTCTTATATTTATTCATTGCTACTGTATTTTTAAACACTAATTTCATAAATTTATGTTTTCTACCACCAGAGAAACCGTATAATTTATAATGATCTACTAATTCGTATGATACCAATGATCCTTCAAACCTTTTATCTAATCCCTTTTCGAATTGTAATTGATATGCAAAACTTCTCATTGTACGTTCATCCCAATTATCCCCTACTTTTATGTAAAAGAATGGTAAATAATCATTCACATAAATACAATACGTATCTCCTCTTTCGTTTATGCCGAACATTTGTATAATAAATTGTAAATTATCCTTTTTATTATAACTTTTATTACCATCATCTGAACCTGAATCTATATCATCTTTTGCATTATCATATAGTTTAAAATCTATCAAGCGAAATGAACGTGTCAAAACCAACTTCTTTTTTGGTTTTTTTTGTTCCATTCTACTTTACTTGGTTTCTAATATTTAGATTATTTTGTTATATATATCAATAAAATAATCTTACATATTGTATCAATTTTTTAGATTATATATTTGGGCCAATCTTGATATGTGGTCCAGTATAAGGTGATATATATGGTAATTCGCCTTTTTTAAATTTATCGTCTATTCTATTTCGTAGTTTAATGTGCTTTGTTTTTGGAGTTATGTCTTGTGTATCTAATTCATCACTTATACTTTGTTTTATATCTTCGTATTTCCTTTTATTATCTAATATTATTTTTTCTTTATCACCGTAATGTGAATTTGAGTGTTGTAATCTCTCAATTCTTTCTTTAGCTGGATTATAACTTTGATGTGTTGGGTTTTCATACTTTATTGCATTTTTCAAGTTTGTTAATGGTAGGACTCCTTTAATATTAGATAAGTTACTTAGATTTGTCATACTTACATTGGGTTTTATACTTCTAGATGATTTATTATCACTAAATAGAGCTCTAGGTTTTTGATGTATAATATCTTCATCTTCAGGCATAAATAATGATAATTTTGGTCTTTTTTTGAAGGAGATTTTTTCTGTGTTTTATTTGGCGATTTTGGTGATTTTAACCTTTTTGGTGTTTTAACTGATTTTGGTGATTTTGGTGATTTTGGTGATTTTGGTGATTTTGGAGAAATTTTCTTTTCACCACCTTTCATTTTATCAAAATTCATTACCCAATTCAACATATCATCAGCATTTCTACCACCAGAATATTGTTCGAATTTCTTATTATGAATAATACCAATTGTTGGAAACCCACGATATTCAATTGCATCGCCATTCATGTAGTTTTTACTTATTTCTGGTAATTTTCTACTAATATCACTACTTTCAACTTCTTCTACAATTATATTATCGTTTAAACGACCTTTCATTAATTCCCATTCTGGTTTAAGTGTTTGACAATGGCCGCACCAATCTGCGTGTAATAATACAACAACATTTTTATTTTTAGATGTATCTTTATTAATTTCTTCAGTTTTTACATCGTTACGATTATTAAAAACCATATCCCACATAGTATTTAACTCTTTTATTTTATTATTTGTTCCTTTATTAGAACGTGTTAATTGCTTACTTTTATTTTTACTTTTACGTGTAGAAACCATATATAATAAATAAAGATTTAAATTTCTAAATATTATAAGTTTTTTTATATCAATTAAAATATATACGAATGGCAACACAAAATAAAATATTCTTAGTATTTTTGATATTTACATTTTTACTAGGCCTTTATGTAACTACTTTTTGGAATGTTAATGTAAATGTTGAGAACATGGAAAATAATGACTGTCCTAATTTATTAATTCAAAAAGGGAATATGTTATTACTTTACAATAAAAATAAACCAGAAGATGAAAATAATCCTATTCCCTTCTTTAATTTAGACGAATATATCAATTATTTAGAAATACAAAAGGAAAAGGGTATTGAATGCCCTGCACTTTTTTTACAACAATCAAATAACGCTCAAGGTGAAGATGTTTATAAAATTCATTCTAGTCCTTTTGACTTACAAAATGGTTTAGAAACGGATAAAGATGCAAATGGTGAATCTAATGAAAATACTGGTGTTATACAACGTGCTGATGCTAGTAGAGATAACCCACCTTATAATGACAATCAATATAATGGTTTTGATCCTCACGGACAATATATCGGTCAATATACCAATATCGATGCCATCCATGACTCTACTAATCAAAAGAAAATTAGCGATAATCCTATGGATTCCAAATGGGCTGGTATTACATATACACAACAAATGATTGATAGTGGTAAATATGCTGATAGAGAAATTAAAAAACCTTATTTTTTTAATGCTAAAACAGCTTTCTATCCTTCTATTCCATCTGTTGTTCCACCACCAAAAGATATTTTAGGATAAACAAGGAATATAAAAAGGTTTTTATATGTTTTATTAGTAACTAGTAAAACATGTCTAAACAATTACCTAATTTCTATGAATTTAATCACCAAAAATATTCTGTTTGTTTTCCATTAGAATGGGCAACCACACATTTAGAATCAACTGGTCCTAATGAATGTACGAATTGTAAAATTTATGGCTGTGATAATGATATTTTTAAACAATATTGTTATAATTGTCAAGAATATATATATCACGGTTCTCGAATATCTAAAGAATATTGTCAATCTTCAGTAAATATTTATAAATATGAAAGTAACAAATCTAGTTTTGAAGATATTCAATTTGAAGACCAAATAGACGATATTGAAACTACCAAAAATTGTGTTTATTGTAACATTGTATTAGATTATCACAGAGACGGGAAATTTAAAATAGATAATAAATGTAATAATTGTTACTGGGAACAAAGTAATGCAGTTGATTGGAGCAAACATATGATATTTCCTGATTATAGAACATTTGTAAATACTATTACTATGCAACGTAATAACTCAGATACACAATTTTATTTTTCAGAAGATGATAATGAAATTCAATATAGTAATTACAGTCCTATTGATGTTAACGTGAATGTCGGTGTTAGTTATGATTCATATTGATTTAGTAAGTAATTACGAATACTTTCTACTGATTTTTTACTAATTTTACGTGTTTTACCATTACTTTCTATAGTTAGGTTCTCTATACAACTAAAATCTATTGCTATTTTTTGTATAAAATCTGTAAAATTTTCAAAATGTTTCATTATTGCTATTGCGGTTATTGAACTTATACCAGGGATTTGACATAATATAATTTCACCTATATTTTCTGGTGTTATGTTATCTTTTTTTACCTTTTTTACTACACGACAATAATCTGCTGATGTTAAATTATTGTTTTCTTCTATATTTATTCTATTTTCTACTATGTTATTATCTTCATTATTAGGTTCTCCAATTTCTTCATTTTTTTTATTGGAAAAGTAATTATTAAAGGGTTGGGTTAAATAATAAGGCACTATACCTTTTAAGAAATTTTTTTCTATTTTATCTGCCATATATAATAACCATACTGCTGTATCATTTACTGAAGATGTTCTATGAGTACTAAACCCTTTAAAATAATTCATTGATGTCATTGATGATTGTATTATTTTCTTTTCTGATGGATTTTTTAATTGAGCGAATACACCTTCTATTAAATAAATTATTGAATGTGGTAGAAAACCACTTGAATTTAATAAACGATATGATTGTTCTTCATATCTTCCATCTTTTATTGATGCTAACAAGTCTGCAAATGTTTTTCTTTCAATTAAGAGAACATCTTTATCCTCATCTGTTTTTATTAAAATATCTCCTAAATTTAATACATCTTTTGATAATTGTACGTATGATACTGTCTTACTTCCTCTTAATAATGATTCACAACATTCATATAATGCTTGTTCTCGTTCATCGATTATTACTTTCATTTTTATCCACAATATAATGATTTATGTTACATCATTATATTGTTTATATCATAATTCCTTAATCTGCTTAGAAGTTAAAATACATAGCAGCACCAGGTCTTACACCAACAGGACGTGATTGGCGTACTGTTGTTGTTAATGGCATTTGTAATACAGATAATTTTTGGGAGGTACCATTCATTGCAATTGATGACCATGATTCACGTCCTACCAAGTAAGGAAATCCGGCCTTCTTGCTTCCTCCACCATTAGGACGAGCAGTAATGCTAGCAATAGAAGCTGTGCGTTTAGTTTGACTATATACCATCTTTTATATACTACCTAAATATTTTTTTTTACAATATCATATATACTTTACGCAAACGATATAAATAGATAATTATAAATATTATATTCAGTATTCATTTTATTTGAAGAATAACATGAATATCGACGATGATATTAGAGTTGAAAAAAACCAACAAGGTATTGAAACGTATATTTTTGATCCTTATAATTCCCTAAATAAATTAATTCAAAAACAACAGATTGAAACTATTTTAAAAAAATATGGTGTTACTAGCTCTATTCACAACTATGAATTATATAAACGTGCATTTATTCATCGCTCATATATTAAACGCCCTGAACTTGAAAATAATAATAATAATGTTATTATTGTTCCTAAACCTGATGATTGTATACCTTTATTTACAAAATCTAATGAACGACTTGAATTTATAGGCGATGGTGTTCTTGAATGTATTACTAAGTATTATTTATATAGACGATTCCCTAAAGAAAATGAAGGATTTATGACTGAAAAAAAAATTGCATTGGTAAAAAATGAATCTATTGGAAGAATGGCTTATGAAATGGGATTACACGAATGGCTTATTCTTTCTAATCACGCTGAAGGCAAACAAATTAGAACTAATATGAAAAAACTGGGTTGCTTGTTTGAAGCTTTTATCGGGGCTATGTTTTTGGATTTTAATCGTATCTCTGTTACTGATGAAGAAGGTTGGTTTAAAAATGTTTTTGTTACTGGTCCTGGATTTCAAATGGTACAAATTTTTGTTGAATCTATTTTTGAACAACACGTTGATTGGATGCAACTTATTAGAAATGATGATAATTATAAAAATATTTTGCAAGTTAAACTTCAAAAGGAATTTAAAATTACACCAGATTATATTGAAATTGCAGAACAAGACCCTGATACCGGATATAAAATGGGGGTTTTTATGTGTCTAGGTCAATCCGTTCATAATTTAACACCGAATAAAGCTCTTGATATCAATGAATTTAATTGCTACAATGATATTCACGAATATATGTCACAAAATGGAAAGGTATTTATATTCTTAGGAGAAGGAACTCATAAAATTAAGAAAAAAGCAGAACAAATTGCTTGTGAAACCGCTATTATTAAATTACAAACATTCTAATTATTACTTTTTTGATGTTTTATTAATTCTTCTTTTTTTTATGCGTTTTCTACTAGTTTTATTTTTTCTAATAGTTTTATTTTTTCTTATAGTTTTATTTTTTCTTTTACCACCACTTTGCGAGTTGCTCCTTTTCCTTTTTCTTGTGCTATTTGAAGGGTATCGTACAATAGAATATTCAATATCATCTTGTATATCTATATTATCAGAACCTAATGTGCTGTCTATTTTTTCATCATTATTTGTTATAACAGATTTAATATTACATTTGTCTACCGATACTAAATCTTGACAGTGATTTGCACTTACCATAGAACCACCTTCAAGCACATTTACAGAAACTAATGCAGAATCTATTTTTTCAGCAGTTTGTAATACAAATATTCGATTATTTTTATTAATTTTTTTATTATATTCTATTTCTAATTCTATATCTCTTAATAACCTTAATAATTGTTCCACTGGAACAATTTGGTTTGTAAATCCAATAGCACGCATATTAAAAAATAAAATCCTTTTATCATTTCTCTTTATATCATATTCATAAACCGCGATACGACCAGGGGATTTACATTCGTACATAATATTTGATAGATTGTTTAATGCGTTTACCAATTGTTCATAATTACAAAATGTAGAAGATGTTTCATGTTTAAATATAATATTATGATTAGACTCATTTATAATAGAATTAATAGTTTTATCTTCTCCATCAATAAGATCATATATTTTTTCTTGTAAATCTATTTCAGTTGTGATTCCTTTAATAACTTTACTAGTAGGTTCAAGCAAACATTCTATACCTAATATATCATATACATTGTAAATAGAGCCTACATCTATAGGTTCGCTACCCTTTTCAATTAATTTGTTGATAATAGAATCTTTAATATCTGGTATTGGAAGTGCGGAAATATACTGAATTGGCGTAAAATCTCTGTCATCTTCAAGATTTACGTTTGTTGTATTATCTAATATAAGTTTAAATATATTCATAGCTCTTTCTTTACGTTCTTGAATTTCTTTCCTATATTGAACTATTAAATTGTCATAGTTAGGATTTTCAGGGTATGGTGCAAGTATATTATATACTTCACGAAATATACCATAGTTAGTATAATTACATATAAGATGTAATGGATAATTTTTTACAACTTTATATTTGTCTATATGAATTCCAACAACATAATGTTCATCGAATTTAGGTTTAAACATATTTATTAATATTTTTAAATATTCAACAGCATATTCATCAGGAAACCCAGTATATCGATTATATTTATCATTAGGAAAACTCATGATATAAATTGCCAAAGTAACAGGTCTATAATATATAAGAGGAAAGTGAAGAAGATCTTTAAGATCTTTATGTGATTTCATTTCTGTTTCGTAACCCATATTAAACTTAGTAAAATCTATATTTTTAAAATCTTGAGAATATTGATATAATAATTTAATTAAATCTAAATTATATTTATATGTTTCTTTCAAATGCACAAACTTTACAATTAAATATAAAAAATCTTGATTATCGGTAGAATCAATATTAACACCAATATGTGTATTATTATTATCCTGTCTATATAATAACATTTTAATCATATCAGTACTATAATGTGTACGAAAATAACCACCAGAAATCTCATTATCATCAGGAAGAATATCATCAATATTAGAAAGATCATCAGAATCTATTACACCAGATTTAAAATATGCTCGAATTGCTGTTATAAATGGAGTATTTTGTACTTTACCACCACTAGTTGATTTTTTTGCATTAATAATATCAGGGTGTCTATCAATTATTTCATTTACAGTTATTATATCATTAGAATCAATTACCTTTAAAAAAATACCTAAAACCTCTTCACTATATGTAGGTTCTTCATATTCTATTTTGTTTAATGAAGACATTTAATATATATTGATAAAATAAAAAATATTTAAATATAAAGAAGTTTTGATAATAATATTATTTACTTGATTAAATCCAATAATATGGATAAACATAGTATTGGACAATATTTTACTACCAATGAAATTCTTAAACAAACTGTATATAATTTTATGTTTAACAAGTCTTCCATAATTCTAGAACCATCTATCGGTCAAGGTGATCTAGTTTCATTTATTACTGATAAAAATCCATCTATTTCATTTGATATGTATGAAATTGATAATACTATTCCATTATTAAATAATATACAAAAAGATAAGGTTATTTATGGAGATTTTATGACACAAACAATTACAAAAACATACAAAACAATAGTAGGAAATCCGCCTTATGTTAGAACTAAAAAAGGGAACTTATATATTGATTTTACAGAAAAATGTTATAATTTACTTGACGATAATGGCGAGTTGATATTTATTGTTCCGTCTGATTTTCTTAAATTAACAAGTGCATCAAAATTATTGAATACTATGATGACAAATGGAACATTTACTCACATATTCCATAATCATAACGAAAAAATGTTTGAGAACGCATCTATTGATGTTATTGTTTTTAGATATTGTAAAAATAGTTTAATTGATAAAAAAGTATTATATAACGACAAATTACTCTATATTACAAACAGCAACGGATTAATTACTTTTGGTGAAGAAGAAAATAATAATAGTGTCTTGTTTCAAGACTATTTTGACATTTATGTTGGTCTTGTTAGTGGGAAAGAAGATGTATACAAAAATAATGATTTGGGTAATATCAGTGTTTTAAATGGAATTAATAAAGTTGAACGATATATTTTTATTGATAATTTTCCATCTAACGATACTAACATTAATAATTATTTATTACAACATAAAAATTCACTTATTAATAGAAAAATTAGAAAATTCAATGAAAATAACTGGTTTGAATGGGGAGCTCCTAGAAATATCAAAACTATTAATAATAATATTGGCAAAAATTGTATTTATATTTATAATTTAACTAGACAAGAACAAGTGGCATTCACTGATAAAGTTCAATATTTTGGTGGAGGTTTAATTATGTTAATACCAAAAAAACCTTGCAATTTAAATAATATTGTTAAATACATTAATAGTGATAAATTTAAACATAATTTTACATTTTCCGGACGATTTAAAATCGGCCATAGACAAATTTCCAACTCTATTTTATCAATGTAAAAAATTGAAAATTATATCATGATATTGATTCATGTAAATTTAATAACCATATAAAGGTTTTACTTCAATAATATAATATCATGTCAGCTAAGATTTATTTAAACACGACACCCTGTCAGTTTAGTGAAAGCAAAACGAAGAATGCGATTAAGTATATCACTCACTTAGTTGCATCTAACATTCATAGTCTCCCAGAGACTGGAATTTTCCATCAAACAATCATTGTTACCAATAACAGTTTAATTGATACCAACCAATGGCGTAGTAAATTAAACGAAAATATATATAATAATGTTGCTATTCTTTCATCTGATTCAAACAAATCACGTTTTACAAACATTGATGAATATCTTGGATATACAGCCACTGTTAATAACCAAGCTGATTTATTCAATATTATTGTAATGTGTAACAA